GTGCGTAGGGCAGCTCGTTGATCCAGCGCTTAAGCTCAGCAAAGAGCGCATCAAAAAGCTGCGCGCTTGTCGGCGCCGTGACGACGATCTTGACCGGGTATCTGGTGATCAAGTACCAAAGCATCACCCAGCTTGCGGCCGTACTCTTACCAACGCCGTGGCCGCTCCTGATCGATATCTTGCGCTCTCCACTCGCAACAGCACGAAGCATCTCAGCTTGCCAAGGCTGAGTTTTAACCTTCAAGACATGCTCGACGAATGCGACGGGATCGGAGCGATAGCGCTGCAAGAAATCCAGGTAAGGGTTAGGCGCAATTGCTTTCGGCATCGAGTGCTCGCTTGACTGCCATGTGGCTGGTGGGGACATCATACAACGCAGTAATTACCTGCGCGACATCGCGTAAGCTCAGTCCCGAAGCACGCAGCTCGCGCATCGCCGCGATAGCGAGCTCGCGCTGCGGCAAGGCCTCAACCCGCGCATCCCTGCCCTCGCCAACGACCTTGCAACACCAGGGGGCTGAGCCGCCGATATGGCCGTTGCCCTCCTTCTTCGCATTGCGGCCGCGATTGCAGCGCTCCTTGATCGTGCGCCGCTCGTGGCCAGCAAACGCCGCCATGATCTCCAGCATCAAGCGCCCGGTCGTATTCGCATCGTCCGTCACGTCGCCATGACCATTCAAGATCAGGCGCACGCCCTGCTCTTTGAGCTCGTGGATCGCGTTAAGGCAAAACCGCGCATCGCGACTGAATCGATCGATGTGGCTGCAGACGATTACATCGCCTGGTTCCAGCCGGAGAGTCGCGACAGCAGGCCGCGTGAAAAAGTCCGTGGCGCCGCTGATGCCTGCGTCGATCAGCCAGACGATATCGGTGGCCAGGTCGTTGGCCATCGCAACGCCAGTGATCTGCCGCTGCTGGGTTTGCAGGCTGGTGCCGTCGGCCTGCTCGTCTGTGCTGACGCGAGTGTATCCGTAGATCATGCTGCCGCCCCTTTTCTGGAAATCTTCATTCGCTGAGAGGCTTCGCCGCCCCAATCAACGCTGAGATCGCATCTCTCAAAGTAGGATTTGATCATGCCGCCGTCCCCTTTCCATGCGACAAGAACATGACCGTCTAGCAGATTTTCGGCGTCTTGGTCATGGTAAAAGACGACATTGTCGAGAGCTTCGCCGTCTTCAAGTTCAATTGATTCAATTTCGGCCCAGCCGCACGATTGGCAGCAGGCGAGCCGTGAACGAGCCAAGTTGGTTAGTCCTCGCTCAAAACCGTCGTCGCCAAAAAACTCGAATGCGTGCTTGATCTGTTGCTCGAATGTTTCGTTTCTCATAATCGATCCCCTTTCGTTTCGTTGGTCGTGGGCCTCGCACCCACTTGATGTCAGTTATACATGCGTTTTAAGCCGGCTTTAACACATTGGAAAGTTCGGGCTTGCGGCTGTTCTTTTGCTGCCTCAATTGTAACTCTACTGATTATAGGGACGCCGTTACGTTTGTAAACCTATTAGATACATTTATTTTTATTGTGCAGGAATTTATTTTTTTTTAAGCTGGAGGGACGTCAATCGATTAGGGAGGTGATCTTGCAAAAATACGGACAGAAGGCGCCCGTCAAAGGCGGCAAAAAGAATCGACATGCGTCGATGGTGGCAGGAATCCCGGCTGGCTCCCCCAAGCCGAGTTTCCCGCCGAAGTAACCTGGTTGGCTTCCCCGGCCGATCAGCGAGGGTCACCGCAAGGTGGCCCTTTTTTTTTGGAATTTTTTTGGTGTCTGCGGACGTAATCCCCTCCCCCCACCCCCCTGCTGGCGCGGCGGGGGGGGTCCGGGCCGGGAGATACCCCAGATTCCGTAAGTCATTGATTTTATTGAGGTTTATCCCTGGGTGTAACGGCCGTACACGAGCGTGACAGCGCAAGGCCCAGGATTGGCGGCGCTAGAGGCCGCGTATTCACTGGGCTGTAGGGAATTTTGGTCCTGCGTGCGGGTTGCCACCTGCCCGGTGCGCTTTCGCGCGGCAAAACCCTCGCCAGGCCGCATTCTTATTGATCGACGACGATATTGTGCTCGCGCATAATGTCTCGCAATGCGGACAGATGTTGATCCTGAATGTTGATGTTGACGAGCGGATCTTTCCTGTCGCCCCAGTTGTCAGGGTTAGCCTTCGCGGCCAGCCACTTGCGCGTATCAATGCGCAGCTTCGCGACCTGTGCGTCCGCAGCATCGACCACGTTATCCGCGATCTCTAGCGTCTCCTCCGCCAGGTGATTCGCCCACTTGCGCCGCGCATCGTAGTACCTTTCCTCGCGCCCATCGACAACCCGCAACCACTTATAGAACGCACGCTTGCCAACCTTCAGGTGCTGCTCGACGATCTTGTTTGTGGTCCAGCCCTGCTCGAGCTTGCCGAAGATATCCTCCTCGCCGACCGCCTCAATCTCTCTCAAGCGCTGCCTCATAATCGGATTACTTGCCATAAATATTCATCTCTCGAAGTATTGTCTCGACCGCCTCGACGTCATCGCGAATGGCGTAGTCGTCCTCATAATCAGAACGATAGCCGACGCGCCGAGCGCGCCGATCAAAGTCCTCGTCAAGCTCTCGGTCGATGGTCGCGCCCTTCCGTAAAGCCTGTTCACCCTTTCCTTCCAATACAATCGTTTCCGTCGTATTAAATCTATTCCCGCAGCTATCGCAAACCCTTCGCCTCACAACGCTCTCTGAACGCATCCTAGTACGCATTACGCTGCACCTATGTCCGCATATAGGGCAATACACGAATCAGCCTCCTACAGCATCTGAGAGAGCCTGAGAGCCATACACCTCACTAACCCTCTTGATCGACTCAATCGCGCCCTTGCTCTTGATCAGATCGCTCGTATACCGCAAAACGATGTAACCATGCTCAACGGCCAGGTTGTACTTCACGCAGTCATTGCGAAAGCCAACGCCCGACGTATGCCGACCGCCTGCCCAGGTGCCGCCCTCGCACTCAACAATCACCTGCGGCTTGATGCCTGGCAGCAGGAAGTCGAAGCGGAACTTGCGGCCTGGGATGAGCTGCGCTTCGCGCTCGTACTCGATGCCAGCATCATCAAGCTGGCGCGCCATTATCTCTTCAAGGTTACTGGCCAAGTTGCCGTCCTCACGAAACCAAAGCTAAAGTTTGACCTGCAAAAAATAGATGCCCAACTTTTTGTCACCGGCCGACGACATAGAATATTAGATATAACTCGGAGCACCCTAAGTGCTCCAGTTCTATATCTATATATAGGGCTTACCGTCGCACCGTCGCACACTCGTAAGTCATTGATTTATAACAATATATATTGCCCTTTGATTTACCGTCGCAATATTTACCGTCGCAACCGTCGCAAAAACCCGTAAGTCATTGATTTATAACGTGCGACAGTTGTTTTATTTACCGTCGCATTACTGTCGCAACTGTCGCAAATGGCCTTTTTGCGACGGTAAGTGCGACGGTAATCTGCACACAATTTAAGCAGATCATGGTTATACATTAATGTCTTCGTGAAGCTCGCCGCACTCAATGAACGCCCTTTTCTTTCGTGTTGGCATCTCTACTCGATCGACAACTATCAACGCCTTAGCCTTCACCCATCGTTTTACGATCGTCTTTATCTTCTCTCGATCAGTCAGATCGTCGGCATCGAGGTCCAGAACCTCGGCCACTAATATGCCAACCCAGTTAGCAGCACGCGCATTCTCTCGCCAGGTTGCCGGCTTTAGCTTCGCCTGAACCCGTCGCAGGTCGCTGGACGTGACATCATCAAAAGGATCAGGCCAGGCCCAAGGCTCAACGACGCCGACGTTGTCGCCGTTTGGCAGGTCCACGCTGACCATCTGCCGCCAAGAGCCTTCGCCGCGAGGCGGCGCCAAATTGTCTTTACTATCGCCTTCCTTGCTGTAGCGCCAGCGCTCGCGTTCGTCAATGCCTGCGTAGCGCGCCTCGTCATTAGTCATGCTGGTCAGCCGGCGAACGTGCCGAGCGGCGTCCGTGAGCGCTGACGCGCCGCGAGCGTCGCCGTAGCTTGCGCTCTGGCCTGGCTGCGCTTTTCTGA